AACATCTTCATCCGCACCGACCCGGCCGGTAACATCAAGCCGGACAAAGAAAAATCCACAGAGAAGATCGACGGTGCCGTTGCTACCATCATGGCCCTTGACCGGGCGATCCGCTGTGGAAATGATATCGGTGCTTCGGTCTACGATGACCGGGGCATTTTCTTTATCTAAAAATTAGGGGGGATTCTAATGAGCCTTTTTACCGGTCTCTTCAAATCCAGAGACAAGCCCCAAAATCGCACTACCGGTAGTGCCTACACCTTTTTTATGGGCGGCACTACCGCAGGCAAAACCGTCACAGAACGATCGGCCATGCAGATGACGGCAGTTTACTCCTGTGTCCGCATCCTGGCAGAAGCTGTAGCCGGGTTACCGCTGCATCTGTATCGGTATAACGGAGACGGCGGCAAGGAAAAAGCCATCGACCATCCGCTGTACCGGCTGCTCCATGACGAACCCAACCCGGAAATGAGTTCCTTCGTATTCCGGGAGACCCTCATGACCCATCTGCTCCTCTGGGGCAATGCCTATGCCCAGGTGATCCGCAACGGTAAGAATGAGGTCATTGCTTTGTATCCGCTTATGCCCAACCGAATGAGTGTGGATCGGGATGATCAGGGCCATCTCTACTACACCTACTACCGTGGCCCGGACGAGGCCATCAAGAGCAAGGAATACGCGGTAACGCTGCAGCCCAGCGATGTGCTTCATATCCCCGGTCTTGGTTTTGACGGCCTGGTGGGATACAGTCCCATCGCCATGGCGAAGAATGCCATCGGTATGGCCATCGCCTGTGAGGAATACGGTGCTAAGTTCTTCGCCAACGGTGCCACTCCCGGCGGCATCCTGGAGCATCCCGGTACCATTAAGGACCCTCAGAGAGTCCGGGAAAGCTGGCAGTCCGCTTTCGGCGGTAGCGGCAATTCCAACAAGGTAGCTGTTCTGGAAGAAGGCATGAAATACACACCTATTTCCATTTCTCCGGAACAGGCGCAGTTCCTGGAAACCCGAAAATTCCAAATCAACGAAATTGCTCGAATTTTCCGAGTGCCGCCCCACATGGTCGGTGATCTGGAAAAGTCGAGCTTTTCCAATATTGAGCAGCAGTCTCTGGAGTTCGTGAAATACACCCTGGACCCCTGGGTGGTTCGGTGGGAGCAGAGTATCCAACGCTCTCTTTTGTCTTTTGACGAAAAGAACCGGTATTTTGTGAAGTTCAATCTGGAGGGACTGCTGCGGGGCGACTATCAGAGCCGGATGAACGGCTATGCCATCGGTCGCCAAAATGGTTGGATGTCCGCCAACGATATCCGGGAACTGGAGAATCTGGATCGAATTCCTGCAGAGGAAGGCGGCGATCTGTACCTCATTAATGGCAATATGCTTCCGCTACAACATGCGGGTGCTTTTGCAAATATCACATCGGAAGGAAAGGAGAACGAAACCAGTGAAGAACAAGAAGTTCTGGCAGTGGAAAAACCAAACAGCAGACGGCGAGTCTGAGCGCGTTCTGGAACTGAACGGTACCATCGCAGAAGACAGCTGGTATGACGATGATGTAACACCTGCCATGTTCAAGGAGGAATTATTTAGCGCCACTGGCCCCGTAACCATCTGGCTCAACAGCCCTGGTGGGGACTGCATTGCTGCCAGCCAGATTTATTCCATGCTCATGGATTACCCCGGCGATATCACTGTGAAGGTTGACGGCATTGCCGCGTCTGCAGCGTCGGTAATTGCTATGGCAGGAACAAGGGTGCTTATGGCACCTACCGCGCTGATGATGATCCACAATCCGGCCACCTTTGCGTTTGGTGATCACGAGGATATGCGCCGCACCATTGAAATGCTGGATGAGGTGAAGGAATCCATCATCAACGCCTATGAAATCAAAACCGGGCTTTCCCGAGCCAAACTCTCCCATCTCATGGAGAATGTAACTTGGATGAATGCCCACAAGGCTGTGGAGATGGGCTTTGCCGACGGCATTCTGGAGGATGCCAAGCGTAGCACCGATACCACAGCCTACGCATTTTCCGGCAAGTCCGTAGAAAATGCCATTCTCAATAAGATTCGTGCAAAGGTTCCCAAGCCTCTGCCTAAATCTGGTCCCACGAAACCCATGGGGCGGTCCGTGGATGCACTTATGGATCGCCTGAATCTCATGAAATATTAATTTTTGGAGGTAAACATTATGACTATCAACGAACTGCGCATTAAGCGCGCCAAGGCATGGGAAGCCGCCAAGGCATTCCTGGATTCCCATCGCAACAGTGACGGCAAGCTGTCCGTGGAGGATGATGCCACCTATACCCAGATGGAGAAGGACGTAGCCGACCTGGGCAAGGAAATTGCCCGTCTGGAACGTCAGGAGGCTCTGGACAAGGAACTGAACGCTCCCACAAGCAAGCCTCTGACCAACAAGCCCGAAACCGCTCCCACGGCTTCCGAAAAGACTGGTCGTGCTGCCGATGCTTACAAGGATGCTTTCTGGAACCAGGTACGTAACCGAAATGGTGTATCCTATGAGGTTCGCAATGCTCTGCAGGTGGGTGTGGACTCCGAGGGCGGCTACCTGTGTCCTGATACCTTTGCCAATGAACTGGTGAAGGGTCTGACTGCCCGTAACATTGTCCGTGACCTGGCTCATGTGTTCCGCACGGAATCCGGTCAGCACAAGATCCCCGTGGTAGCCACCCGAGGTACTGCCTCCTGGATTGAGGAGGAAGGCCCCATCCCCGAGGATGATGATGTCTTTGGTCAGCAGTACATCGGTGCCCATAAGGTCGGCACTCTGATCAAGGTCTCCGAGGAACTGCTGAACGACTCTGCCTTTGATCTGGAGCAGTATTTCGTGGAGGAATTTGCCCGCCGGATCGGTAACAAGGAGGAAGCTGCTTTCCTGACTGGCGACGGCGCAGGCAAGCCCACCGGTCTGCTGAATGATGCAGAGGTCGGTGTTACCGCTGCTTCCGCTACCACCATCACTGCGGACGAGCTGATCGATCTGTTCTACTCTCTGGATGCACCTTACCGCACCAACGCGGTGTGGCTGGTGAATGATGCTACCATGCGAATCATCCGCAAGCTGAAGGATCAGACCGGTCAGTACCTGTGGCAGAAGGCACTGCATGAAGGTGAGCATGAGACCCTGCTGGGTAAGCCCATCTTCCATTCTCCCTTTGCTCCTCTGGCAGAGGCAGGTGCCAAGCCTGTGGCTTTCGGTGATTTCTCCTACTACTGGATCGGTGACCGTCAGGGCATCACCTTCCGTCGGCTGAATGAGCGTTATGCCGACACCGGTCAGGTCGGCTTCCTGGCTACCAAGCGTACCGATGGCAAGCTGATCCTGCCCGAGGCCGTTAAGGTCCTGCAGATGAAGTCTGCCTAAGATGGGAGGTGGCAGTGATGGAGGAACTTCTGACAAAGGTAAAACGGAATCTGATTCTGGAGCATACAGCAGATGATGCGCTTTTGCAGAGCTTCATCACTGCCGCCGTTTCCTATGCCGAAAGCTATCAGCACATTCCAGCCGGTTCCTACAGTGACGGTGTTATGCCGCCCACTACGGAACAGGCCGTCATCATGCTTGCCTCCCACTTTTATGAGTCGAGAGATGGCAGCACAGGCGGCTTTTTTGCGGATAATGTCCAGGCCTCCCAACAGGTCTGGACAACCGTTAACCTACTCCTGCGACTTGACAGAGAATGGAAGGTGTGACCATGAGTTTTGGAAAAATGAATGGTTTCGCTGATATTATTTCCGTCACCGCTGCGAAAGACAGCGAAGGCTTCGCCACCTATGAAGATACCGTGGTTGCCTCTGTCCGGGTTTACCGGGAGGGGCGGCACGGGTCCCAGCGGTGGGCGAACTTGGCTACGTTTTCTACTGCTACAGATCTGTTCCGGTTCCGAACCATACCCGGCATCACGGTCACAACCGATATGTTTCTTATCAGTGACGGTGACCGTTTTGAGATCACCTCCGTAGAGGATGTGAAGGGAAGGGGTATGTATGTGGAAGTCCTGGCAAAAAAGGTGGTGTCCACCGTTGGCTAAATGTGATGTGAAAATGCCGGAGGACTTTCTGATGCAGATCTCCCGGCTGGGTAAGGATTTCGATTCCATTGCCGAAACTGTCCTGGAAGCCGGCGGCGAAGTTGTCCTGCAAAAAGTGCAGGGAAACCTCTCCGCTGTGGTGGGCGCGGATACGAGATACGAATCCAGATCCACCGGCGAACTGGTGGGTTCTCTGGGTCTGTCTCCGGTGAAAGTCAATGCCCAGGGCAACCATGACATCAAAGTCGGTTTTGCCGAGCCTCGTAAGGACGGCGGCAGCAATGCCAAAATCGCCAACATTCTGGAATACGGAAAGCATGGACAGCAGGCAAAGCCTTTCCTGAAACCGGCAAAGACTGCATCCCGGAAAGAGTGCATCAGCGCCATGCAGCGAACCTTTGAAGAGGAGGTGCAGAAGCTGTGAGCATTCTGGAGGATATGGATCAGGTGCTAACCGATCTGAGAATCCCTTATTTTGCAGGTGTTTTTAAGGGCAAGGCTCCGGATACCTATCTGGTGGTCGTGCCGCTGACGGATTCTTTTGATTTTCATGCGGATAACGCTCCCGGGTACGATATTCAAGAGGTGCGCCTTTCTCTGTACTCTAAAGGCAATTATGTGAAGGATAAAAACCGGATCATAGCAGCACTGCTCTCGCAGGGCTATACGATCACAGAACGCAGATACATCGGCTACGAAACCGAAACCGGCTACCACCACTATGCTGTGGATGTAGCTCATTACTATGAATTGGAGGAATGACCTATGGCAACAATCGGTCTGGATAAACTGTATTACGCACCCATCACGGAAGATGCCGAAGGCAACGAAACCTATGGCACCCCCGTGCAGCTGGCAAAGGCCATGAGCGCGGATCTGTCCGTGGAACTGGCGGAGGCCACCCTGTACGCGGATGACGGTGCTGCGGAGGTGGTCAAGGAATTCAAAAACGGCAAGCTGTCCCTGGGCGTGGATGACCTGGGTGCGACGGTTGCATCTGTTCTCAGCGGCTCCGTCATCGACAGCAACGGTGTTGTGGTCTATTGCAGTGAGGACGGCGGCACTCCCGTGGCCATCGGCTTCCGGGCAAAGAAGGCCAACGGCAAGTATAAGTATTTCTGGCTGTATAAGGTGAAGTTCGGCATCCCCGGTACGGTGCTTGCCACCAAGGGCGACAGCATCACCTTCTCTACACCCACCATTGAGGGTACCATTCTGCGCCGGAACAAGCCGGACGATAACGGCAAGCATCCCTGGAAGGCAGAAGTGACCGAAGGTGATGCCAACGTCACCGCTACCGTTATTACCAACTGGTATAACGAAGTGTACGAACCCACCTATGGTGCCGTAGCACCCACTGACGAATAAGGAGGATCTGACCTATGGATATGGAACGCAGTGCCGTGATCACCATCGGCGGTGAAGAATATGCCCTGATTCTCACCACCAAGGCCACCAAGGACATCGCCGGTCGCTACGGTGGTCTGGAGAATCTGGGCGATAAGCTGATGAAGTCCGAAAACTTCGAATTGGCCATCTCCGAAATCGTCTGGCTCATCACCCTGCTGGCCAACCAGAGTCTGCTGATCCACAATCTCCGGAATCCCGATTCCCGTCGCACCCTGCTGACGGAGGAAATGGTGGAACTGCTGACCACCCCTGTGGAACTGGGTGATTTCAAGAGTGCCATCACCGAATGTCTGCTGAAAGGTACCAAACGGCATATCGAAAGCGAGGCAGACACAAAAAACGCGGCAGTCGGGTAAGTGACGAAGAGTTATTTACCCGACTGCTTTATTACGGCATCGGCCTGCTGCATCTTTCCTGGGAGGAAGTCTGGCTGATGCCGTTTGGCTTACTCCTGGATCTCTGGGAGTGCCACAAGCAGTATAACGGTATTGCAAAACCCAGACGGGAGGTCTTTATCGATGAGATCATCCCGCCAGGTATATAAAAATCCCATCCAGCATGATTAGCTGGATGGGATGCGCGATTATAAATTGTGTTTGCTTGCACGATGCTGCGCAGTTTCGTAGACCTCTTCATCTTCTCTGGCTCCAATTACCACAACAAGCATTTCCGTTTCGGTCTGGATTAGTTTGTAGATCACCCGAATACCGGCACTCCTGAGCTTGATTTTTAAGAAACCGGATAAGTCATTTCCTCTTTTATTTCCCAGAGGTTTTCCATACCCGCCTTCCTGTGCAGGAAGAGGGTTTTCAAGAACCTTATTGATGGCTTTAACAACCATTAACCGTTGGTTTCCGGCAAGGTTTTTTAAGTCTTTTGCTGCTTCTGGTAGATAAACAAGCTTCCATTTCATTCGATGTCTACCTCACCAATTTCATCCAGATCTGCCTGAGAGATACCCAATTCTGCATAAAGTGCATCACCGGAAATGACAGATGCAGGATTGTAGTGAGCCATACGCTCGGTAGCCATGGTAAGAAGTCTTGCATCGTTAACCTCGTCCATCAAACGAAGGTACTCATCGGGAGCAAGCAGAACACATTCAGCGATGTTGTTTTTCATGACAACTTTTGCTCCGGTCTGCTTTACTTCTTCAAAAATTTTTCCTGCTAAGCCTCTGTTAAAAAGGGATATAGAAACAGTATTTCTAATCGCACTTGCAATATTAACCATAATGTTCACCTCCGCATATTCAGTATATCATAGCACGGCAAAAAGATCAATAGTTTTGCTGATAAATTTACTGATGTTTTTGCTGCTCAATATATTATATGCGAAATAAAACCTCATGATACCAAATGCTTTAGAAGGGAGGAAAAATGTCTGATTCTTTCGGCTTAAAAATCGGTCTGGAGGGTGAAAAGGAATTTAAGAAGGCCCTCACCGAGATCAACCAGTCCTTCAAAGTGCTGGGATCGGAAATGAAGCTGGTTTCCTCCCAGTTTGATAAAAATGATACCTCTGCCGAGGCTCTGGCGGCAAAGCATAAGGTGCTTTCCAAGGAGATCGATCAGCAGAAGGAAAAAATCGAAATGCTCCGTAAAGCATTGCAGAATGCCACGGAGTCCTTCGGTGAGAACGATAAGCGCACCCAGCAGTGGCAGATCCAGCTGAACAATGCCGAAGCCGCACTGAATGATATGGAGAGGGAAATGGCTCAGACTGCGGAGGAAGCAGATGATCTGGGCGAAGAATTGGAGGAATCTGCGGACGCTGCGGAAAAGTCCGGTAGCAAGTTCGAGAACCTGGGAAAGGTTCTGAAAACAGTCGGTACAGCCATGGGCACGGTGGTTGTTGCCGCCGGTGCCGCTGCCATCAAACTGGGTACGGAAGTTGTCCAGCAGTTTGGTGAGCTGGAGCAGAATCTGGGTGGCTCGGTGGCTGTATTCGGAGAATATGCGGCAGAAATCCAGAAAACAGGCGAAGATGCCTATCGTAACCTGGGCCTGTCCCAGAGTGAATATTTGGCCACAGCCAATAAGATGGGCGCCCTGTTCCAGGGTGCCGGTCTGTCTCAGCAGAAAAGCCTGGATCTGACTACCCAGGCCATGCAGAGAACTGCGGACATGGCATCTGTTATGGGCATTGATATGTCCATGGCCATGGAGTCCGTTGCCGGTGCCGCCAAAGGTAACTTCACCATGATGGACAACCTTGGCGTTGCCATGAATGCCACCAACATTGAAGCCTATGCCCTGGGTAAGGGTTTTGACTTCTGCTGGGATAAAGCGTCCCAGGCAGAGAAGGCCGAAATGGCCATGATGATGTTCCTGGAAAACACCCAGCAGTACGCTGGCAACTTTGAACGGGAAGCTACCGAGAGCATCACCGGCTCCATTGGCTTGCTCCAGGCGGCTGTCGGTTCCTTTACCGCAGGCCTCGGCAATGCCAATGCGGATATGGTGAATCTGACCCAAAATGTAGTGGATGCCTTCCAGGCTGTGGTGACCAATGTGGTGCCGATCATAGAAAATGTGATCGCCGCATTGCCCATCGCCATGGAGGGCATTCTTTCTGCCGTAAGCAGTTTGCTTCCGGTTTTACTGGAAACCGCAGGCAGCCTTTTTTCTCAGGTTCTCTCTGCGCTCCTCGGAATGCTGCCGGGTCTGATTCCCGTTGCGGTACAGGCAGTTTTAACGGTGGCAGATTCTATCGTCGGCAGTTTGCCACTCTTGGTGGAGTCGGCGGGAATGTTGGTTTTGGGCCTGATTGAGGGTCTGAACGCGGCCTTGCCGGATTTGCTGCCCTCTGCGGTACTGGCCGTGGTCACCGTGGTAGAAGGGCTGCTGGGCAGTCTCGATTTATTGATCGCGGCGGCGCTCCAGCTGATCCAAAGTCTGGCAGAGGGTCTGCTCACTGCCATTCCTGTTTTGCTGGAATCCACCCCGGTCATCATGGATTCCCTGGTGACCTCGATTCTCAGTTGTATCCCTCTGATCATCCAGACGGGTGTCCAATTGCTCACTTCTTTGATTTCCCATCTGGATGTAATCATAGGCACCATTCTCACAGCAGTCCCGTTGATCATAGAAAACCTGGTCTCTGCCATTTTGGGCTCCATTCCACAATTGGTGGAAGCGGGAGTCAGTTTGCTGATTTCTTTGATCCAGAATCTGCCACTCATCATTTCCACCATCCTCACTGCCGTTCCTATGATCGTGGGAAGTTTAAGTTCTACCATAGTCGGCAGCAGCGGCGAAATCGTGGCCGCAGGTGTAAAATTGCTGGTTTCTCTGATCGGTAATTTGCCGTCCATTCTGGTAGAAATTCTCAAGGCTGTGCCGGTGATTCTTTCCGGTCTGGTCTCGGCATTTGGAGAGGGTGTATCTCAGCTTCAAAATGTGGGTGCCAATCTGGTGCGTGGCCTCTGGTCTGGAATCCAGTCCCTGGCGGGGTGGTTATGGAACAAGGTGTCTGCCTGGATCAGTTCCATCTGGGACGGCATCTGCAATTTCTTCGGCATCAGATCTCCTTCCCGTGAAATGCAGTGGGTGGGCGAAATGCTGGTGAAGGGCCTGTCTGGCTCCATTGAGGACAATGGTGATGATGCGGTGAAGGCCGCCGAAGCTATGGCTGGCGACATCAATGATGTTATGCATGGTCTGGCTGCGGATCTGTCTACAAGCCTGCCTTCTCAGATTGATGTGAACGGCAACATCGGTACCAACGGCATTCCCGGTACCACAGCGGCACAGACCGTGATCAACATCTATCCTCAGACTCTGGATGAGGCGACCATCGACTATCTGTTCGTGAAATTCAATGCAAGACTGGGGGCGGCGATTTGAGAAAGTTCTATATGGAAAACAATCTGGGTGTCAGACGTGCCTTAAATGGCGAGTCTGGCATTTTTCTTTCCAACCCCACAGGACTGGGCCTTTCTCTGTCGCCCTCCTTCGCAGATCTGCATAAGGGTTTTTTCCGGGCAGTCAGCGGTGAGTCCGAACCTCAGACCACGGTGGCCTGCGATCTGGTGTTCATCGGTGCCAATGCCTATGAAGATTACCGGGAGTTTGTGGACTGGTGTACCGCCTCGGAGGAACTGTTTCTGGTGTATAAGCCCTACGGAACCAAAGAGTTCTTCCGGGGCATCAAGCTGAACTATCTGACCAAGACGGAACTAACGGACACACGCTGGCTGTCCGTTCCTGCCTCCATGGCCTGCACGACTCCCTGGTATACAGCAACACCCTCCCGGATGACCATGTCTTCCGAGGAAGGCAGTGTGCTTCGGTATCCCTTCCAGTATAACTCCGCTCTGATCTACAGTTCCTCCAACGCAGGCAGCATGGCGGCAGATGTCAGTGCGGAAGGTCATATTCCGGCGGCTTTCGTGTTCACCTATGTGGGTGGCATCATCAACCCCAAGCTGATCCTCAAGGGAACAGACTCCGGGAAAGTCTACGGCACCTGTGCTTTGAACCTCACCACAAACAGTGGCGACACCCTTGAGATCTCCACCAAGTACGGCAACAGCTATGTGACCGTAACGGATTCCAACGGCAAGGTTACAGATGCCGTTGCCTATCTGGATCTTGCTTATGAACCCTTTCCCCGGATTCCCATTGATGAGGACTGCACCTTGTACCTTTCAGCAGATGAGGCGGTGGAGGGTACGGCAACCGTCCGGGTCTATTACTACTATCGGAGTGTGTAACCATGATCGCCTTTGTAAAAAGCAGAAAAAATTTCAGAACCGTTGCCGCGGCAGAGGCAGTTGCATGGGAGGTCCCTCTGGCATCCATAGAGGACGATGTTGGCAGCATCACACTCTGCGGCACTACGGTCAGCCGGGGCAACGAGGGTGACTTCCTCATCATGGACGGCCATATTTGGCTCATTGACCAGGTGTCTCCGGAAGAGCAGCAGACCGTGGTCAATGTTATGGATGTCCGCTGCGTCTTTGACAGACTGCTGCCTTATGCAGAAAGCGACCTCTCCATTGGCAACTATCTGGCCCGGGAACTGGAGCTGCATTACAAGGCCTGTCCGGACGATGCCTATGCCATGCCGTATTTGCAGATCAGCAATACGGACATGACCGCATTCCTTGGCCCCACCGTAACCGATGGCCTGTACAGTCTGAAAACCTATATGCGAAAGGTCAACCGCCTCCGGGATGTCCAGGTGAAATTCTCTGTGTCCGGTGACGCTCTCATCATTCAGATTTATCACAGAGACAGACCCACTCACAACATCGTGTTTGACGATGGCAGGTCGCAGCTGATCTCCCGTTCCTACAGCCGCTCCTCCGTGGCAAAGGTTACGGCATACCAGTTTGGTGTGGGTGTGGATTACTACCTCACGGAAGACGGTGATATCACCACTTCCGTCCCGATCCGCAGACCGGATGGTGAATGGAAGGTGGTGGCGTTGGAAGATGAAGCGGATATGGCCGAACAGGTCAGCGACATCTTTTCCCAGAATTCCAACAGCCACAAGATCGAGTGGCGCAGCACCCGTGCTTTTGATCTATACGACAATACCCGGATTCGTCTGGACGGAGGCCTTATGACCTCCTACATTTCCTACATCGGAATTTCTTCTTCCGATAACCGATTCCATTACAAAAGCGGCGAACTGGCAACCACTCTGACAGAACGCCTGAAAGGAGGAAAACTGTGAGCAATATTCATGGTATTAACTTTGACAACCAGACCGTTACCGCAAAGGATCATGGACGGCTGTTCCAATGCCTGGTGACCGACGGCATTATGAGCGGCTGCGGTGTTTCCTTTAGCGGAACATCCCTGACTATTTCTCCCGGCTACTTTATTGCCGCAGGACGGCAGATGAAGCTGACCTCCAATACCACGGTCACAGTGGACGGCGGCACCAGCGGTTATGCCCGGGTGGTTTTAAAGCTGGATTTTACCCAGGTAGCCACAGCGGACACTTTTGAACAGGCAGACTTTGTGGTGGAATATGCGTCCTCCGAAGCCGCTTTTTCTTCTCTGACCCGGGAGGACATCAACGGCAGCGGAACGCAGTATGAGTTCGTATTCTGCACCCTGACCCTGGGCAGTGCGGGTATCGCTTCCATTATTTCCACGGCGGCAGAATCTATGGTGTATCTGCCCGTGATCACCAGTGACCATCTGGGCAGTGCCTGTGTGATTACCGGAAAGATCGCCAGCAATGCTGTCACATCCGGAAAAATCGCATCCGCTGCGGTCACCACGGAAAAGCTGGCTGATGCCGCTGTCACCACGGCAAAGATTGCCGATGGCAATGTATCTTCCGGTAAAATCGCCGACGGTGCCGTTGTTGCTGCCAAAATCGGCAGCGGTGCGGTGACCACGGTGAAGATTGCGGATTTGAATGTGACCACCGCAAAAATTGCTGCCGCTGCGGTCACCACAGCAAAGATTGCTGACGGTGCAGTGACCATCGCCAAGGGCGGTACCGGTTCCAGTAATGGTGCCACCGGCCTTGCCAATCTTCTGGCGGCAGGCTACACGGTGCTGAGTGCCAATCAGTACGGCACCGCACTTCCCACAGCCGGTACCAAGGGCAGAATTTTCTTCAAGAAGGTGTAAGCCATGCCAACGATGAATGCAAGCGTAATCGGCTGGCGGGCCAGAGCCAGTAAGGTCTGGTATCCCACGAGTGGCTCCTGGGTATCTGACGGAAGCAGTACCGGCATCAATGTTTCCATTTCCGATCCCAGCGGCAACAACAAATATGGTGTCATCATCAAGGTCACCACACCCAATGACACGAAGGTCGGCAGTATTTCCGCGCTGTCGGTTACTTTTGAAGTTTACAGCCGAGGCACTACCACCGGCGCGTTATACGGCAGTCTCCGTACCACCTATACGGACAGCGGTACCAGTGATACAGCCAGTACCTTCCGAACCAATGCCATCGGTAGCGAAGCAAGCAAAACCGGCATCTCCACAAGTTCCACGTCGCCTACCACGGTCACCATGACCTTTTCCGGGTCCTTCAGCAAAAATACATCCTACTATCTGTTTTTGTATACCAAAAGTACCTCTCATATTTTTGGTATGAACAATTCCTGGAATGGCTCATCTACCATCACCTACACCACCACAACCTATGCGATCCAATACAATGCCAACGGCGGCAGCGGTGCACCCAGTACCCATTACAAGACCTATGGTGTTGCGGCGACCATCAGCACCACAAAACCTACCAAGGCCAATGCGTCTGCGGGATCGTATACGGTGACCTTAAATGCCAATGGCGGCAGTTGCAGTACCACTTCGCTGACTGCGGCGAGGACAACCAAGTATACCTTCAGCAAGTGGAATACCAATTCCAGTGGTACCGGCACCAGTTATAATTCCGGTGCTTCCTACACCACCAACGCGGCCCTTTATCTGTATGCGATCTACTCTTCGTCCACCTCCACGGCAGCGGTGACCTTGCCCACACCTACCCGGAGCGGTTATGAGTTCCTGGGCTGGGCTACCAGCAGCACGGCATCGTCCGGCACAACCGGCAGCTATACCCCAAGCGGCAATGTGACCCTCTATGCCATTTGGGGATCTTTGGGCATGGTGTACATCGACAGCGGCTCGGCTTATGAGGGTTACCAAATTTATATCGACAACGGCTCCGGTTGGGATTTGTACGCCCCTTATGTGGACAACGGGAGCAGTTGGGATTTATACAGTTAATTTTTAGGAGGAAATGATTATGAGAAACATTTGGAACGGTATTCAGATGGCCTTTACTGCCCTGGGTGGTTTCCTGGGTTGGTTCCTGGGCGGCATGGACGGTTTTCTGTATGCCCTGATTGCCTTTGTGGTCATCGACTACATCACCGGAGTCATGTGCGCGGCAGCGGATCACAAGCTGTCCAGCGCGGTTGGATTCCGGGGCATCTGCCGGAAGGTGCTTATTTTCTGTATGGTTGGTATGGCAAACATTCTGGACGTAAATATTCTGGGAGAAGGCAGCGTTCTGAGAACGGCTGTCATTTTCTTTTATCTGTCCAATGAAGGTGTGTCCATGCTGGAAAACTGCGCCCATCTGGGTCTGCCCATCCCCGAACAGATGAAAAATGTCCTGGCACAGCTGCATGAGCGGGAGGAAAAATAATGGCCTATACCAACAGCCCCCTGGTGGCTTATACCAGGATCAGCCCCAACCGCTCCAGTCCCCGGAATCACTGCATTGACCGTATCACGCCACACTGTGTTGTGGGGCAGTGCAGTGCGGAGAGCCTGGGTGCGCTGTTTGCGGAAACCTCCCGGCAGGCATCATCCAACTATGGCATCGACAAGGATGGCCGGGTGGGTATGTACTGCGAGGAAAAGGATCGCAGCTGGTGTTCTTCCAACCGGGAGAATGACCATCGTGCCATTACCATTGAGTGTGCCAGCGACACCAAGCATCCCTATGCCATGTATGATGCGGTGTACGATTCCCTGATGGAACTCTGCACCGACATCTGCAGGCGCAACGGTAAAGCAAAGCTGATCTGGATCGCAGACAAAGCTGGCGCTCTGGCCTATGAGCCTGCGGCAGATGAGATGCTGATCACCGTCCATCGGTGGTTCGCAAACAAGTCCTGTCCCGGTGACTGGCTGTATTCCCGTCTGGGCGATCTTGCCAACCGGGTGACTATCGCCCTTGGCACTGTTGACACTGTGCTTACTCCGGAGCAGAAGCCCCAGGAAAAGCCGCAGGAGAAACCTTCTGCTTATCCCGAGAAACTGACAGAAGGTCTGTATCGGGTCCGGAAGAACTGGTCTGACGGCAGCCGGGGACAGATCGGTGCGTACCGGTTCCTTTCCAATGCAAAACGCAGAGCAGACAACAATCCCGGCTATAAAGTGTTCACTGAGGACGGCATCGCCATCTACCCTGTGGAAGAAGTTCCTGCCGAGCCGGAGGAAACCGAAGAGGATACCGAGGAGGCAAATATCTATACCGTGAAAAAGGGTGACACCCTTTATGAAATTGCCAAAACCCTGATGGGTGACGGCAGACGATACCCGGAGATCAAGGCTCTGAACGGTCTGAAATCCAATACCATTTATGTTGGTCAGAAACTGAAGATTCCCAACTAAGCATGAGATTCACAAAAAGAATAATTTCATTTACATGACAAAAGGCACAGAATTGGAATGATGTTTCCAACTCTGTGCCTTTTTTCTGTTATAAGCCCTGCTGTTCTGCGGCTTCCTTGTGACGGGCTTCAACTCACCCCAGGTGTTGCGCCGCATGGCATCGACTTTTCTCTTTTCTTTCTTGGAAAGTTTCTCGTAGGGAATGTATTTTTCCATGGCGTTACCTCCTGATAGATTCTGTAATTATCATATCAGAAAGAGGCAACACATGGATAAACGATTTGTAAATGTTGCGATTTTATCGCTGGGTCATTCCCCTTAGCACCTGCCCGATGGGATTCTGCATCAGCTTCTGGTAAGGCTCACCCTGCAGGAGCAGCTGCTCCACTTGAATAGAATCAAGCTTGGCAGCATCGGTTTCGTAAGGGTTTGCAGACAGGATCACCATGTCAGCAACCTTTCCTGTTTCCAGACTGCCTCTGTCGGTTTCGTCGAAAGAGGCCCAGTAAGTATTGTAGGTTGCGGCTTTCAGGGCCTGCTGCACGGTCAGGGATTGGGCACCGTTGTTGCAGGCTTTATGAATCCAGAGCATGGGATCTGGATCGGTGCAGGGGCCATCCGAGCCGAGAGTCAAAACGATGTCCTTATCGGCATAGGTCTTGAACGGGTTCAGTTTTGCGGCACGGTCCCCCAAAAGGGATTCCAGATATTCATTGGGCTCGTTGGGCCAGTCAATGAATATGCTCTGAATTGCCAGAGCAATACCGTAATCAGCGCAGATTTGAATACCTTCCTCCGTAGGCAGACAAGCATGGATGATGGTGTGCCGGTGATCTTTTTTGGGGAAGTCGTCCAGTGCGGCTTTCAATGCCTGGGCAGCCTGATCAAAGGCTGCATCACCGATGGCATGGATCTCGATCTGCATACCTTCCCGGTTTGCCTTTTTGCAGAACTCCGTGACCTTCTCATCAGAATAGTACAGCACACCTTTATCGCCCGTACCCTCGTATGGTTCCAGCATGGCAGCATCTGCACTGCCGAAGCAGCCGTCCAGTGCGGCATCGAAGCAACCGCCGATTCGGGTCATCTTCCGGCGCCTAGCCTTGCCCACATCCATGGTCTGGAAGTAAACCCGCATCTGCATCCCGTTGTTCAGACCTTTGGCAAACCAGTTTTCCATATCCACATCCAGATCCATGGTGTAGCCCACGCCGCTGACACTGTGAATCATGCCGATGCCCTTGGATGCCATATAGTCGATGAACTTCTGCATATTCCGAATCAGCGTCACAGGCGGGATGGAACTGCTGACATAATCGGAAAAGGCGAAGAAGGCCTCCTGATTCATTTCACCGGTCTCCCCATGATAGCCCCGGAGGTTTTTAACCTTGCTTTTCAAGATATCCAATAGCTTGGTGTTCACCACGCAGGTGTGGCCGTCATACTTGACCATGAACACAGGCTTGTCTGGACACACAGAGTCCAGTTCCTGCCGGGTAAGGAATTTCTTCTCGGCAACGGAGTGATTGGATGCACCGAAGGCGAAGATGATCTTGTCTTTGCAGGTGGGTACAAAATCCCGGAGCATCTGCAGAATTTCAGCATTGCTCTTTGCGTTAGCCACATTGATGCCGGTGTTGAAGGTGGCAAAGCTGGCAAAATGAATGTGACTATCGCCAAAGGCTGGAATCAACGCTTTCTCTCCCAGGTTCACACGGGTGAAACTGGCATATTTCGCAGGCAGTTCATTGCCAACATAAACGAGTCTGCCGCCGTCCTCTACCAGATATTTATAAACATGATTCTGCTCATCGCAGGTCAGGATATTTCCTTCATATATTTTCATGGGCTTACCTCTTTCTTGCAGATGAGGAAATTATATCATGAAGTTGAATTACAGACAATAAAAAAGCTTCCGTAACCCGTTACCGGTTTTCATTTCCTGCAACAAAGATGTAACCAAAGGCGTTGGGACCCCAGTGGCAGGCGATGGCCGGGTCAAGGTTGTCGTATGCGATCATCTGAGCGTGGTATTTGGCATCGGTCATGGCAATCAGACTGTCCAGGTTTTCGGAATTGTAAGTATAGGAGGGGACGATGGGGTAATTGGGATCGCAGGCGCATTTTTCCAGATATTCCGCCAGGGCCTGCATTGCTTTTTTGATGCCCCGAACCTTGCCAAGTACCTTCACGCCGCCATCAGAACTGTCCAGCGAAATAAGAGGCTTGAGCTGGAGCATACTGCCAACGACCCAGGCGGTCTTGCTGAGTCTGCCGCCCCGTTGTAAGTAATCCAGTGTTTCGGGAATGGCACAGACCCGTATCCGGGGGATCAGGGCCAGAAGCCGAGCTTCCAATTCGTCTAATGTTTCCTCCTTATGCCGGTTAATTTCCTCTACCAAAATCCGCATTCCGCCCACAGCACTTTTGCTGTCGATCACCTTCACCTTGGGGTTATCAGCAAAAAGCATTTTCAATGTGTTGTAAGTACCGGAAATCCCGGAAGAGATCGTCAGGATAATGACTTCATCCCCTTGCCGGGTGTATGCAGTTACCCGTTCTTCTGCGTCACCCAGAGAAGGCAGGGAAGTAGTAGGGAACAGCTTATCCTCGATCAGAGCCCTATAGAAAATATCCATGGACAAATCGATTCCGTCCAAATATTCTTTATCCCCCAGTGTGATGTGCAGTGGAAGGATTTCAACGCCGTATGCTTCTTTTTCCTCCTGCTTGATGCTGCTTCCTGAATCCACAAATATTCTTAACATAATATGATCCTTTCAGAAAGATGATTTATCTACATTTGCCCATATGAAACAGTCCCAAAACACCGGGGCCGGTATGGGCACCGAGAATGGGTCCAACGTAGTTGATGAGGATATTGCGGACACCGTACTCATTTTTCAGAATTTCGGCAAGCTCCTTTGCGTCATCCAGGCAATCACCGTGGGCAATGGTCACAAGTTCCTCTTCGTCAGCCTTTCTGTGTTCTGCAAATTTCTTTGCAAGCATTTGAATGGAAGGCTTTCGTCCTCTGACTTTGGTGGTGCTTACCAGCTTGCCCTCTTCCGTTACTTTGATAATTGGCTTCACATTTAACATGCTTCCAACGGCGGCAGCGGCGTTGCTCAATCGTCCGCTTCGTTTCAGATAGGAAAGATCATTGACCGTGACCCAATGGCAGAGCCGGGTACAGTTGCGATCCAACCACTCTGCCAACTCCTGTAGTGTGCTGCCTGCATCTCTCATTTTGCAGGCTATCCATACAAGCAAGCCCTCTCCCAGAGAACCGCTTCGGCTGTCTACCACATGGATCGTTCTTTGGGGAAATGCTTCTTTCAGTTCCGCCGCCGCGATTACTGCGGACTGATATGTACAGGAAATGGCGGAAGAAACAGCCACCACCAGAAGGTCCTTTCCTTGCCGGAGAAAAGGAACCATGGCTTTCCTCCAATCATTCGGATTCAGAGCAGAAGTGGCTGCGATTTTTCCACTTCGCATTCCACCGTAGAAATCCTGTAAAGCACTTTCGCTGGAAAAGTGCGTATGTGTGCTGCCATCCCACATAACGGTCAAAGGGACATAGGCAATTTCCAAGGCCTTGTACTGTTCATCTGTAAAATCACAGCAGGAATCTGTAATGATCTGATAGTTCATAAAACACTCCAATTCAAAAATGATATTCATTATTCTATCACGAGTTTTTGAAAAGCGGATATTAAAATATTAAAAATCCGTCTACTTTTTGTGGAGAGCGAGGCTCTAATGAGGGTAGAGTTGTCAGATTTGCAAGAAAAAGCGGCCTGCATTATGCAAGCCGTCATATTAATTTATCTGTATTTAGCTTTTATTACAGAGGACATCCACTCTGAGACTCCATACAAAACAAGAGGGTCATCACAAGACTCTTGAACCTTCGCCAATTAGTTGTGGAATGACGCGATATCAGGGACATATAAATCGTCCACGAAGGATTGTTCAATGAAAAAGAAATAACCCTCGACTTATCAGTTAATCACTCTGATCGTCGAGGGCTATTCCTTTACGTATGCGGGTTCCGTCATTTGCATAACCTCTTACTTTCTACAGTTTTGAAGGGGAGTTTACTTAGTACATTGGACTCACTCCTTGTATCTTCATAATACAACCGGTACGATCTATTTTCAAGATGGGATGTTCCATAAGAAATGAAGGCAAATATCAGGGAAAATGAGAATAGACAACCGGATATTTTCTGTGCTATACTAAATATGTTGGGCGGCTTCTGAGAAAGCCGCCCTTTCTACAACCCCGGTATCAGAAAGAGAATCTGCATGATAGCAGAGGTGAACTGGATGAACATGATATATATGGGATTCAAAAAAGTACTAATCGAAACAATCGGCGACAGCGTGGCCAATGATATTTGGCACAAGGCCAAAACCTATACTGCATCTCTCAAAAAGCAACATCCCGACATCACCGGGGACAGCCGGATGATGATCCTCCCCGCGGCAGGCATCTACCTTGCGTTGAAAGAGTATGCCCCGGAGGAAGCACTGCCCATGCTGATTGCTTATGGTGCGCAGACGGGCAGGAAAATCCGCAGTGTCGTCCATGGCATTACCTCTGTCCCCAGAGTGCCGAAGCTGCTGTGGAAACATATGCCCGCCCTGATGTGGAAAACCAGCAGCCCCAAGGCAGGCTACACCCGGCGGATCGTCAGCGAAACCAGCGAGCTAGTAGGTGTGGACATTCTCTCCTGTCCCCTCCACGACGCAGCGGTGAAGATCGGCCTGCCGGAAATCGCCCGGGTGGTCTGCGCCATGGACAAGGAGTACATGACCGGCTTCCGACATATCCAATACACCCGGACTACCTCCGTTGCCGAAGGCGGGGAATGCTGCGATTACCGGCTCAGCTACGATGAAAACAAGAAATGAACATAGGAGGCATTCATTATGATCGTTATTTTTGAAGCAATCGTGATGTGTTTTATCCTGCTGCTATACTGTGTGGTGGGGATCCGCAACGGCCCGGTGGGATTGGTGTGCCTGTACGAACAAGATGTACAGGATCGTGTGGTAGAACTGGGATTGGTCACAAAAAAGCAAATCAAAACACAATTCGTGGTGTCCTCCGTCATCCTGTTCATTCCCCTGTTTACTTTGGTTCCTTACATGGTGTACGGGGTCAACGGTGTCACCGAGTTCAAGGAAGGCTTCCTGCAGATGACCGCCATTTTAGTCATTATGGGCCTCTTTGACCGGCTTTTCATCGACTGGTTCTGGGTGGGCAAGACCAAGGCATGGCTGCTCCCCGGCACCGAGGATCTGATGCCCTACATCCCGCCCCGGGTGCTGGCCAGAAAATGGTTCGGAACCGTGGTGGTCTACCCCCTGACGGCACTTTTACTGGCATGGGTTATGACGTTCATTGTATAAGTTAAGGAGATATGTTATGAAAAGATATATATGCCTGTTGTGTTCAGTAGTGGCTTTGGCAATCTGCATATCAGGGTGTTCAAATGAACCTGCAAAACTTTCAGGCGAAGAAATTCATGATAAAATCTCTCCATCAACGGTTGAAGTGTATGCAGAAAGTGATTATGTTGCGGGAATCGGCAGTGGATTCTATATTGATGATCACGGTACCGTTGTCACGAATTATCATGTCATCGAAGATTGTTCGAGTGCCTATGTGACCACAAGTGATGGCGGAACATATGATGTGACCAGTGTTGCAGGATATAGCAAAGAATTGGATATTGCAATTTTGACCACAACCAAAACAAATAGTATCCCGGTCGAAACTTGCAATACTGTTGCTACGGGTGAAACTGTGTATGTATTAGGAAGCTCATTGGGCTTGACCGGTACTTTTTCTGAGGGACTGGTTTCAACTGCAGAACGTAATGTTGAGGGCAATGCATACATTCAAATAAGTGCACCAATTTCCCACGGAAACAGCGGCGGACCTGTAATTAACGCCTATGGTCAGGTCGTTGGTATTGCAAGCGCTGGATTCGAAGAAGGACAAAATCTGAATCTTGCAATTCCGATTTCTGTAGTTGATCAAATATCCGTAGAAAGCCCTATTTCCATGGTGGAGTTTTATGAAACCACTTCTGAATATGTTCATCTAGGAGATCGGGTTGTTGCGCATGGTTCCACTTTAGCAGTTCGTACAATTACGCTAGGCGACTCTTTTACAGCTGAATTTGTACTGGCTCTATGGGAAGGTTCGGATGCAACAGAGGCATCGCTGATCGAAATTATGGATGAATATGGTGCAGATCAAGGCGGTGGTCAGTTGTATATCATCGATCCCGGCAATTTCGTTGAAGAGATAGATGCCTGGTGCTTTGATCCTGCGCGTCAGCCGGGTGATTATGCAATTATTGAAAATCCCTACGGCTTTTCAATCTGCTATATTTCCATGTTAAACGCCTAAGAAAGCTCCCGGAATTGGTTCGTTGAATCTCGAGGCCAATTCCGGGATGCCTTTTTATTTAGCTTTCCAGCAGTATGGTATTGCGATATATCATATTCTCCTTACAACGTAAAAGTTCCGGTCTCTTTACCATCCACAGCCAGAGAGAACAGCGCTGCTTTGTTAACGGCAGCAAAATAACCGCCATAAGAATACTTGTTCGGATAATGCTTTTCAATCATGGCCAGGGTTTCCTTCAGCTGAAGCATGGCAGCAAAGGCATGCTTACAGGTGTAGACGCAGGGACAGCCACAGATCAGATTGCTGATTTCACCGTCGCGGTACTCAAACTGTACTTCGTAAGCCCTGGTTCCTTCTACGATGGCATACCCATGATCATCATTGATGCTTATGTACCGCACTCTGTTTTCCATGTAATAATCATGGCCACGCTCGGCAATGCTGGAACTGACATTCATTTGGGATAGATCATGAAGGGGAAAAGTGGTATCGTCATTACTGAGGACATACTCATCCTCGTCAGGAGGCATGAACCATAAGGCTGCTTTCTGCTGAGGTAAAACAACAGAATCAAAAGTAATGAAATGAGAACCAGCCATGAAAAACTGACCCTTTACAGTGGTGTCCACCACAGCAATGACACGCTTATAGTCGGATGTTTTGATTTTGAAATTGTAGCTGATGTCAATGACCCGGCCACGGATACCCTCCAGCTTGCCATCCACATACACCAGATCACCACAGTGCAGATCGAACTGATCGTTATAGTATACCAGCTTCTTGTTCTGGCTGGGGAAGTAGACCTGGACAATGGAAATTTTGGGTTTGGTAGCCAAAGGCTCATCAATGAGGGAAGAATCTTCTTCCTGCTGATCATCAAAAAACTTTGCCATAAAACCGATTTTGTTCACCATGATAATACCTCCGATTAAAAGAGCTTTTCTTCTTCTGATAATATCAGTATAAAAAAGCATGTGTCCAATAAACCGGATGTAAATGCCCCCTTGCCAGCATTTTTGTTGACAAGGGGTATTTTTTTATAGCGGTAAATAGCCCATGACTTTCGTTGTTTCTGCGGCGAACATCTGCGTTTGATGCCAGTCTTCCTGGTACCCAGGTTCGACCCAGGGCAATAATTTATTGGCAATTACATAACCCGCATAATGGGCAAGCTTCGGGCCGGAGCATTCAAAATGGATAAAGTAGTCCGCAATGGCATCATGATGCTTCTTTAAATGCTCTGGGAGGCTTTTATAAAAGGATTCCTGAATATATGCTGCTTTGTAGTTGATGGGGAAATGACCCATGAGGTGATCCTTAATATAATCAATCGTATCCAGGTGAACAAAATCTACCATGATAGGATGCTTGAAGTTTTCGAGATTTACACGATAACCCAAATAACCGGCATAAACAATCCTGGATATTACATCGTTTTCACATACCTTGATGTACTGATCCAGATTGGAATAGAATTCTGCAGGTAACTCGGCATAAAGTGTATTCACAGCTTCCTGATAGGCAGCTTCTGATTCTCGAAAATCCGGTTCGTGCGTTCGCAGAAGATCGGCAAGGTTAGTTAAAACAGTTTTTCCAGCCATCGTTGTCATAATTTCTTCCAGTGTCTTCATGTCATATATCATTCCTTTTCTGTTGATGTGATTGCAACTATGATTCTATTAGAACGAAAACTAGTTCTAATAGAATTAGTATAACGGGGTGATAATGTCGAAACTCATCGAAATCTGGCAAGAACAAAAAAAGAGAGCTGTTTCCAGCTCTCAATTATTCGGTTAAGGCACGAATGGCGTTGAGCATCCGTTCCTGATCTCTTTTTGGCATTTGAGAAATAGTCTGAGAAAGCTCAGATGCAATACCATCTGTAGAGTGTACGACTACATCCTGAAGGAGTGCATCAGAAGACACCCTGAGAGTATTGGCGATGTTAACGAAGGTGTCCAGCTTCGGACATTTGACACCGCGCTCGATAACGCTGATATGGGTGGGGCTCATTTCCAGAGCGGCAGCAAGATCCTCCTGGGTCATACCGGCTTTTTCTCTGGCTGCCTTAATTCTGGCACCAATTGCACGCAGATCCATCCAACCCCTCCTTTCAGAACTAAATAATCGTTCCAAAGTAATTATATCGGGGAACTGGACTTGGAAACAGAAGCTAGGGAAACGAGTCGCTAGTTCTTGCGGAACTATAATTATAGTGCTATATTTATACCGTTAGTTCTCTTCCGTCCGCAAAGCGGAATGTAATGCTCCCATTATGATGGACAGTGGCCGTATCAATGACCTCGAGCCAGAGTCGGGGATCGAATTCAGTAAGTTCTCCGGCGCGGTTTTCAATGGTTTTGATGTAGGAACTGAGGTCTTCACTTCGGGTAAGCCTGGATTGCCGTGTCTGCTCGGTTTCTTGTAATTGTGCAATCAATTTTTCATACCGGTCGGTTAGATCCTTGTAACGGGTACCGTAGTCAGTTTGACTCTGGACTTTGGTGGCATTCTCGGCGACATACCTCCTGGTCATATTTACAATGACTTCCAATTCGTTTTGCAATGAAATAATCTGTCTGTCCAATTCCTCGGTGTCGGTTAGATAATCGTACATCAGACGGCAGTCGTCGATAAGAGCCTCTTTGTTAGCCAAAAGGGAATTGAACGCGGTGAGAAAACGGGAATAGATTTCTTCTTCGCTCAGATGTGGTGTGGTACATTTTGTTCCTCGGTATTTATGGTTGCATTGCCAGATAACGCGCCGGTATTTGTTGTTGGAGTTCCATACTTTCATGCCGTAGAAACCACCGCAGTCGCTACAGATAATACGTGCCGAAAAAATGCTGGTGCAGCTATTGCTGAGTCCCAGGTTTTTGCGTCGTTGGAATTCTGCTTGGACCCGGTCGAAGAGTTCTTTGCTGATAATGGCGGGGTGGCTGTCCTCGACATAGTATTGGGCGATTTCGCCTTCGTTTTGTTTCATCTTTTTCTGTAAGAAGTCAACGGTGAACTCTTTTTGTAAAAGTGCGTCACCCTTGTATTTCTCGTTGGTGAGAATACTTTTAACGGTAGAATCCGCCCAGTTTGTTTTCCCACCGGGTGTAGGGATACCTTCTGCAGTAAGTCTTCTGGCAATGGCTCCGGGAGTAAGTCCCATCATGAAGAGATCATAAATGTATACTACAATTTTTGCCTGTTCCGGGATGATTTTTGGGAGACCATCCGGACCTTTTTCGTAACCCAAAAACCGGCCGTAGGGTAGGCTCACTTTTCCATCAGCAAATTGTTTTCGGCGACCCCAGGTGACGTTCTCGGAAATGGATCGGCTTTCCTCCTGGGCCAGGCTGGACATGATGGTGATCAGAAGCTCTCCTTTGCTGTCTAGTGTGTAGATGTTCTCTTTCTCGAAGTAGACCTCTACACCTTTTTCCTTCAATTTGCGAACCGTTATGAGGCTGTCCACCGTATTTCTCGCAAATCGGGATACGCTCTTAGTTACAATCAAATCAATCTTTCCGGACAAAGCATCCTCAATCATTTTGTTGAATCCGTCCCGGTGTTTGGTCATAACTGCGGAAATGCCTTCGTCTGTGTAGACTCCCACAAACTGCCAATCAGATCTGCCTTGGATGTACTTGGTGTAGTAATCTACCTGAGCCTCATAACTGGTCAACTGCTCTTCGCTGTCCGTGGAGACACGGGCATAACCGGCAACCCGTCTTTTGACAGATGCGTTTTTGGGTGCCCGCGTGTGAAGATTTAGTGTTGCCGGGATAACCGTTACATTCTTTCTTGCCATTGTTTTGCCTCCTGGTGTCTTTTTCTCGTTTTGGTACCTGCGGCGGTCCGCATTTCTGGAGTCCAGCTTTCTGATCTGGACCGGTCTGACCAAATCCGGTCGGCCTCACTCCCGTCCCGGAAACAAAACTGGATACGGTTGCCGTTATGAATTTTAAGTGCCTGAAGTTCTTCGGAGAAGATTTGTACATCAAAATTATCGGTACCAAGAACATCAGCACACAACTCATAAAGCGTGGATTCCGGAATTTGCTTTGAATCGCAGTGCGCTTTTCCTAAGGCGTTGTAGGTTGAACAGATCCAAAAGACACCATTCTTGCGTGTTTTCCTTCGATAGTGTTTGCCGCAACCAGCACAAATCAGTTTACCGGTAAAAGGATATGTCCCTGCGGTGGTGTTGCCACAGTATTTTTCTGCTCTGTGCAGAATTTCCTCCTGGGCGGAAAGAAAGGTATCCATGTCGATAATGGCTTCGTGGGTGCCTTCAGCATGGTATTGGGGCAATTCTCCATGGTTAATCAATGTCCGCTTAGATAAGTGATTTTCCCGATAAAAGCGCTGTAAAAGAAGGTTGCCGGTGTAGGTGTAATTTCTTAGAATTTTGGTGATGCTACTCCGACTCCAGGTATTACCCATTTCGGTTGTAGCTCCCTGTTCCTTTAGCCTGCGGATGATAAGGGGAACACCGCAGCCATCAAGATAAAAACGGTAAATATCCTGAACGATTTTTGCTTCTTCCGGAATGACATTGTATTTCCCCCGGTCATAACGGTAGCCCAACATAGCTCCCTTCCAGGGCATTCCTTCTTCAAAATTCCTTTTAACGCGCCATTTTTGATTTTCGCTGGCTGACCGACTTTCTTCCTGGGCATAGGATGCCAGAATCGTAAGCATTAGCTCACCATCGGAACTCATGCTGTGGATGTTCTGTTCTTCGAAGTAAACATCGACTCCCAAAGCTTTTAATTCCCGTACAGTTTCAAGCAGGGTAACGGTGTTGCGGGCAAACCGTGAAATGCTCTTGGTCAGTATTTTGTTTACATTGCCCTTCCTGCAGTCGTCCAGAAGTCGATGGAACTCAGCACGGTTGTCTTTGGTTCCGGTTAATGCCTCGTCCGCATAAATTCCAGCGAATATCCATCCGGGCTGACTTTGGATGTAGTCATTGTAATAGCTGATCTGCGCAGAAAGGGAGTGAAGCATCGCATCCTTTCCGGAGGACACTCTTGCGTAGGCAGCTACCTTTGAAAGGGTAGGTGTCAGTGCATTTGCAGGACTGATTTTTTGAATGTTTCTTGCCAATTATTCCACCACCTTTTGAGTTGTTTGTGCTATATTCGCTCTAAAAGTGGGTAATATCAAGGGATTTTGACAAGAAATAGTACACAAATCTAAGTTGTACTTGTTGGCTATGATGCTGCTGATTTCACAGTATTCTTCCTGGGTAATCAGACTCTTATCAAGCAATCCCAGGGCAACTGCCATGGCACTGCGGTAAGCGATAACGGCATCATTCATTCTGCTTCCGCCTTTCTGCGATGGCGGTAAAAACACTCTCTGGAACAGAATCGCTGTCGGGGTTTGCCGTAGACACTAAAAGGTTTGCTACAGGTTTCGCAAACGAGCTTGTGGTAGGTTTTCTTTTTCATGAGTGCCCGGTGGCGGTTCCACCAGGAGGTTCTGCACTGATCCGAACAAAACTGTTTTGTCTGTTTGTGTTTTACCAAGGGTGTCATACAGTTTTTGCAAAGACTCTTATCATAAGTTTCAACCGCAACCGGGTGTCGCTTGCAGTAGGATTTTACCGTATTTGGGGAAAGTCTCAGTTCAGAAGCGATCCTCCGGTAACCCAGGCCCTGTTTCTGGAGTTGTGTGATCCTGACGATTTCCCGTTCCGTCATGTTATGACCTCCTTCATGATTGTTCTTCACAGGTAGGCCACGAAAAACGCCAAACGTGACGGTCTTAGGAAAATTTTTTGTGAAAGAACCGGGAAATGGAAGGTTGCAAGATGAACATTGCAAAATGGGAAAAACGGATTGCAATCTTAGAAACTAAAAATCATAGACATAATATTTGCGATTTCTTGCTGAAACAGTTAAAAAACCGAATAATCCAGAAGAAATGAAAGCAAGGTTGCAAACGAGTGGAAGTGCGTTTGCAACCTTGCTTTTTTAGATTTATTCAGTTATCGGTCGCTATGCGTTTTTCTGCAGGCGAGAAGCCGCAGCGTCCTTTTTATATATTTCTTGGGCTTCCAAACCTGCCAACACAGCCAGGGCGGCGTTGAAGCCGGCATCGTTTAAATTGTTGAGAAGGAGTAGGGCAGTTTTCTCTGATTGGGTCAATTCCAGCTTTAGGCTGATTGGATGAGGGTCTTCACACAGGCCCAGGAGGTAGTCGGCGGACACATCAAGCATTTTTGCGGCACCGGCAACAATTTCACCTCTGGGAGTTGCTCCGGTTTTTGCAAAGGTAGAAATGGTGGATTTGGTGCAGCCGATGGCATCCGCGGCGAACTGACTGACAGGAGAAATCCCTTTCTGTTGGCAGCACTGAGCGTAGCGTTCGTAAAAACTCATGAGAAATCCTTTCCACTGCGACTAAAAGTTCAAAAAAACTAACTCACGACTCTTGACAAGTTCGATAATAGAAACTATAATAAAGCAAAGAGTTCAGAAAATTTAACTTTTTGAAAGCAGTTTTTTCGAATATAGGTATGCTTTTGCCTATTTTTGCGATATTTATACAAAATAATAATATCACGCAAGTTAAAGAAATTCAACTAAAAACACAGAATTAAATGTGATTATTTTGAAAAAGTGGGAGATCTGATTATGATTGAGCAATGGGCCGTTGAAGTCATAGCCACATTACGGATTCTTGGGATCTCACAGAAAGAGTTTGCTAGATTATGTGGTTACTCGGAGTCATACATGAGTCAGGTACTGCGTGGGAGGAAAAGCACGGACCAGGCACGGATGAAAATTCAGCAAACATTAAAGATGTTATCCAATCAGATGAGGTAAGCGTTATTCTCGGGGGAATCCACATGAGCAATATCAATCGGGGAATATATGAATATGTTTCGCAAGTGCAGGAACAGCCAGTGAAATGGTTATGGTATCCATATATTCCCTGCGGGAAATTAACTCTGCTGCAAGGTGATCCCGGTGAAGGAAAGTCCACATTTATGCTGAATATCGTTGCCCGGCTTACCCGGGGATTGGACATGCCGGATGGGTACAAAATAGATGCCCCATGTACGGTTGTATATCAGTGCGCGGAAGATGGCATGGCGGATACAACAAAACCAAGGTTGTTGGCTGCCGGTGCTGATTGTGATCGCGTTGCGTACATAATTGATGATACCGGAGAACTTACGCTTGATGATACCCGGATAGAAGACACCATCCGTGAGACGGGCGCAAGACTTCTGATTCTGGACCCATTACAGTCTTTCCTGGTGCAGGATGGTGATATGCATTCTGCTGGACGGATGCGTATGGTACTGGGGAAACTTGCAGGCATTGCAGCAAAAAACAACTGTGCCGTTGTGCTGATTGGACACATGAATAAAGCGGCAGGCGGAAAAAATTTGTACCGGGGACTTGGTAGCATAGATATCGCTGCTATTGCACGTAGTGTACTGATGATTGCCAGGGATGAAAGTTGTCCGGAAATTCGGTATATGTTTCCGGTAAAATCAAGCCTTGCTCCGGAAGGTGATGCGATCTCTTTTTCGTTTAGCAGAGAACACGGGTTTCGCTTTATCGGTCCCTGCAGTTACAGTGAACCGGAACCGCAAGGCAGCTTTTCGGAAGTGGAAAGTAAAAAGGACATGGCCTGTAAATTGGTTTCTCAGCTGTTGCTGCGGGGAGACCTGCCAAGTTCTGACATTATTGAAGAATTGCTGAGAAGAGGAATGTCCAAGCGAACGATCTATACCGCGAAGAAGGAACTGTGCATTACATCTTATAAACAGCAGGATGTATGGTACTGGCATTTGCCGGAAGATGTAGCGGCATTGTTTGACCGGGAATGGAAGAAAATGAAATGATGGTAAAGCTATGAATAACAAAATACAGGTAGCCGGATATGTGAAACTGGCAAAGCTGTGGGAGCGTCGCAGAGACGCGGCAGTGGCAAACCAGTATCGTTATTATGGTGAAAAATTCAAGGATGATGATCGGTTCGAGCTGGCTGATGTCTATGTCGATATTACGGGACAAAAGGAGATTCCCAACAGGCCGGAAATGGTTCGTTTACTGCACGACTGTATGGCGGGGCGGATAGATGTTATCGCGACCCAAACCAAAGCATATCTGGCGGCAAATCCGGCGGATTTCTGTTACCTGGTAAAGTTCCTTTTTGATTTGGAACCGCCGATTGATTTGATTACAGAGGAAGAAAAATATAGCATTGATACGATTACCAATGATGACGATCAGCGGGGTGCTTTGTCCGGGATGGTGAATAAGTTTGTATCTATGACGCAGTCAGAGTATGCAAACTGGTTGGAACAGCTGCTACTCAGCATGAAAAAGATGGGGCTGGATTAGTCCACAAGGGTGATAAGCGATGGAGAATGAAACGAAAGCAATAATGGTACCCAGCGCTGCGGCTGCGGCGGAGCGTCCCTGGAGACCACAGGATGCGGATCGATTTGAATATAAGGAAAGTGTCCGTGAGCGAGTTCGCCGATCACAGGCGCATCCCAATGCTATTTTCCATAAGGCAAAGGAACCGCCCTCTGTTGATGATGGACAACCCAAAAGGGTATCTGTATATGCCCGCGTCAGCACCAAAAGCCAGAATCAGACATCCTCTATCGAAAATCAGCGGAAGTATTATACAAAGCGGATTGAAGATGAAGAGAAATGGACCATGGGCCATATCTATAGTGACGAAGGTTTCTCCGGAACATCTGTAAGAAAACGTAAAGCATTTCAACAAATGATTGCGGATGCTAAAGCCAAGGATATGGATCTGATTCTGTGTGCCAGTATTTCCCGATTCTCCCGTAATTTAAAAGAGTGCTTGGAATATATAGACGAATTGCGTACAGCTTCGCCTTCTCATCCGGTAGGTGTATCTTTAGAAACAGAAAATATCTATACGCTGGACCCTCAAAGTGATCAGCAATTGGAAATCTATGCAATGTTGGCAGACTGGGAATCGGCCAACAAAAGCCGCCGTATGATTCTATCCTATGATCAGCGCATTATCACTGGTCAGTATCCTGTTTCAGACTTGCTTGGCTATCGACATACCATAGACGGGGATCTTATCATCCAGGAGGATGAAGCGAAGACGGTAAAATTCATTTTCTATGCCTATGTGTTGGGATATACCTATGCAGAAATTGCTGAATTTCTAACCAATATGGAGCGCCCTACACTTAAGGGTAGAACAGATTGGACACCCCAGATGGTACGGAGCATTATGCTTAATGAACGACGTTGGGGCGATTTGGAAGCACGAAAGACGATTGTAATTAACTATAAAAAAGGTAAGACCAGAAAAAACAATGGTGAACGCGACTGGGCATTTGTCCCGGATTATCACACTGGAATTGTCACTCGGGATATCGCAAAAGCAGTACGTTTGGTGGCTGTGAGCAATAACCAACAGTCGGGTGTCAGCGATTTGGGCGTGATTACAGAGGGAGCGTTTAAGGGCTATGTAAGCATTTCTTTGGGCTGGAATGGTGTTGATAATGATACATTCCATAAAATCAGCCGGAGTGTTTATAACGAGGACGAACTTCATACCATCGAGCGTGAGGCACGGATATTGGCTGGAGAAGAGCACTGCAATGTGCTGTCAATGAATTTTACTGGGTATGAAGTCCCGCTAGGGGTCTACTATCTGAATCGCGGAACCCCTTCAATGACAATTACGCCCAGGAATATCAAATTCAGCAGGGAGTGCCATAAACGATTGGATCAATGCGAGTACATAGAGCTTCTTTATCATCCTGTACTAAAAACGATTATTGTCCGCCCAAGTGAAGAAGGGGAACCGAATGCCGTTAGATGGATAAAGAATGATGGCATCCCTGTGTCGCAGTTTACATCCCGGGCGTTTACTCAGGCAATATATGAAAATATGTCATGGAAGCCTGAATTGTCGTTTCGATTCCGCTGCATTACAAAGGATCGCAACGGCTCAAAGATTATGATTGTATCTTTGGACGAGCCGCAAGTGTTGGTTGATAAGGCGGCAAAAGAAAAACTGAGAATTCCGGATGATGGTGCCCCGGTACAATACATCCAACATAAGATTCAGACTGAGATGGATGACGATTCCTTTGCAGCACAGGTGAGAAAGTGGCACTCTCAGCGATTTGGCATCAGTTATGCATTGAAAAAGCGGAGAGATCGTGCAATTGACAGTATAACCGCAGAAGATATTCGCCAACCGATGAGAATTGTGGACAATCCTTTGATTGGAAAGATCCCAACAAGAGAAGAAATAGCAGATGAACTTGATAATCTGCTGATGTGTATGTGATTAACGGAGGTGCATTCGATGGAAATGGGAAAACACTTACAAAAGGGAACCGTTACGCCTGAATCCCCCGAAGAAGGCAAAGGCGAAGGTTACTCTGCAAGAGAAGCAGAACTTATCCGCGAGTTGGTAAAAGCCAGGCTGGAGCAAAACAGCGAACTGGAATATGAGGATTTTGAAGGATATGAAATCCCTCCGCGGACCCAGTTCTCTATGCTCAATAAGCCGGCTGTAAGTATCAAGTACGGAAAATTCCAGTTTAACATGGCCTGTATCCGTTTGTTTGAGGGTGTCAAATTTATTCTTACACCAATTAACAGCGAAAAGAAACGGTTGCTGGTAGTATGCTGCAATGAAGAAGAAAGTGATTCTGTTGAATGGGCAAGACAGCAAAGAAAAGATAATAAATGGGTATCAAAGGAAATTGGCTCTATTGAGGTTTGCGATAAGCTGTACAATCTTATGGGATGGGACAAACGGTGCCGGTATAAAGTCCTGGGTAGGATCGTAAATTCCGAGCGTGGCTTGATTCTCCGTTTTGATCTCACAGAGGCAATTATGTTCTCTGGAAAACCGGAAGAATTTGTGGACCCCAATACCGGCGAAACCAAAAAGAAACAGGTTAGTTATTATCCTGATAAGTATAAGGGACGCATCGGACGTTCTTATACGGACTATGTAGCTTCACAGCAAGTGAATATGTTTGAATACTTAGAAGCATGTGCAGGAAAAACCTACGCAGATGTTCCCCTGGGGGAGGAAAGTAACGAAGCGGTATCGCCCGGAAAGGCATATATAGGCATGATGACACGATCAGGAAATGGTGGTTACTATGAGTAAAGGTACTGAAAGGCAAGAACCTTTTATGATTACGATGTCTGGCAACACCAATGTTCTGCGGGTGACTAAAAGTTCTGTTAGAGGACTGGGACAACCAAATTATCTTAAACTGTTGGTAAATGACAGCTATGATGAAATAGTGGTAACACCTTGTAAGGCCAAAGAACCGATGTCATTTAAAGTGCCAGAGGGCATGGAGAAGTCGGGAGTAGGTATGCGCATCGTCAGCAAGGCATTTGTTTATGATGTGCTGAAGCGGAATGGTTACGATCTTGTCCATACACATCAGTTTGTTGGAAGGTATTTGAACGATCAGAAGAATGCTATCGTGTTTTCCTTGAAGAGAGATGCTGGCGGCATAAATTCCGGAGATCAGAAGTAAGCTACTGACCAGAAAACGAGGAAGGTTAGACGTGAAGAAGAGGTTAAAGAAAAGGGTCTATACATTAGAGGATATCAAGCGCGTGGATGGATACCTTTGTTATGTGAAAAATGAGGATGGTACACTGTTCTCCGGTTGTTATCGCACCAAAATTAAACCGGAAGACTTGCCAGAGTGGTATTTGTACGGGCGGTACTATAAAAGGTTTGGCTATATGTCTGCCAAGGGAATCACAGATATGATCTATCTGCCCAATCTTGTATTTAACCACTTTCTGAAAGACGATTGTCTGTTAATTTCCTATGGCGGCAAAATTGTAGAGGATAAACCGGGGGAGAGGTTTCGTTTGGATCGATATTCCGGCTACGATGAACGGGTTTGGGGCAATGAAATAATTACAATGCTGCGAGGGGCACGAAAATATTCCGGCATTGATATCAAGCCGTTTATTGAGGAAGTACGGAAGAAAAAGGAGTGGCTGCAGCAGGCACATCCCAGGGAATTTGCTCCAGAACGGTGGGATGTGGATATTGATCTGCTTTTTATTGATCGTCAAGATTGCCCGGAATGTAAAAATCTACTGACAATCATGCGTGCGGAGGACAGCGATGATGGAGGTTGCGATGTTGTTGGGCATTGCCATTGGTGCCTCCAAGACTGGCAGTGGCATTGTGATAAGCTGGGATGGGCATCTGAATTACAGAGATACTTTCATGGATAATTAGCGGATACTATTTCCATGAGGAATAAAATTTCTCTACAAGCAAATAGAGGGAATACTTATGCTGTCAAAGAAGCTGTTTGTTGAGGCCATAGGAGCCATCCAAAAGCATAATGATATCATGGAGGAACTGCGGATACCATTGCGGAAACTTGGTGATTTCCCGGTAAACTTGGATATGGATAGCCTGCACCGAAATGCTTTGCTGAAGGTTCTACAGGCGACCACTGGAGACCAAAATGATTGGATTAGCTGGTGGCTATATGAGGATGTACCCAAAATCGTAGAATGGGAAGAGAACGGTGAGCATGTACAGGCTGACTTGACAGAGGTGGGGGCATTGTATGATTTTCTGCTGAACAATGTTACCCATGCTACTACAGGTGCACTTCCTCTTACCGATCTAGCCAACGATAGCTCGGGGAAGCCTCGGCAGGCTATCGAGAAAAATGATTTTCTGCTCTATTTCGATGCTTGTCTGGCGCACATTGATAGAACTGATAGTACGCTGTTTATTTGTGAAGACTGCGATCCCAAATATGTGGTTATGAGCATGAAACGATATATTGAATTAAATGAGGAGATATCATAGTTGTCTGATGCAATGGTAGAATTCACTCTCCCAGTGGAGGTTTATGAGCAGGCAAAAGAAGTCCTTGGCAGACATGGGCTTGCTGTTGAGGATGCGGTCATATGGATGTATAATTATGTGGCGGCTACAGGTAAATTACCGTTTCCTGTGCCTACGCCAAAGGACCATGAATGCACCCCATAATAACCAGTAACACCCCAGTATTTTATTAGAAAAGGAATTTCGCCAAAACACTGTCTAATCCCAGAAATAATACCCGGTATCTGTATTGGATACCGGGTATTTCTTTGCTTATATTGCTGTTTCTAAAGGTAAAAAGTTGAAATAATCCCAAATCTGTATTTTGGGTTTCCCTTTGGTTTTCCCTTATGGTTATTTATTTACTGTTTTGATGAATTGCTCCATCCGGGCTGCGCTTTCCTGCTTCATCTTTTCCGTAACATGACCGTATATATCTAGGGTAAAGGCTGCTGTGGCATGGCCTAGATTTTCCTGCACGGTTTTGATGTCATCACCGGACTTGATGGAAGCAACTGCATAGGAATGCCGTAGATCGTGGAACCGTGTTTCAGGGCTTCCAATCTGCACCATGACTGCCTTGAAAGACTTGTAGACGGTGGATGCTGACAAATGGTGCCCGAGGTCATCTGTGAAAACAAAACCGGAATCTTCCCAGGCTTCACCAAATCGGAGCCGGTTTTCAAGCTGCTTGTGCTTCACTTTCTTCAGGGTGGACACAACAAAGGGTGCAATGCTGATGGTACGGCCTTTGCTGTTCTTTGTGGGCACCATCTGATACTGTCCCCGGCTGCCCCGGATCAACTGTAACTGCTTATCAACTGTGATGGTGCCTTTGGTGAGGTCTACACATTCCCATAACAGGCCCAGGGCTTCGCCCTCTCGCATTCCTGTGAAAAGTGTAACAGTGAACAGGTGTTCAAATTGGTGCCCTTGTACGGCCTTCAGAAAGGCTGTAATCATATCCTCGTCCATGGGCTTCAGTTCTTTGCGGACCGCCCGGGGAAGGATGCAGGAATCCGCTGGATTGATTTTGATGTAGCCATTGGCAACGGCTTGCTGCAGGGCTTTGTGGAAAATACCATGAATATTTTTCACGGACTTAGGTGCAAGACCTTCTTTGCTCAGTCCGTTATAATAACTCTGTATGGTGTGGGGTGTGAGTGCATCCAGCTTCACAGCGCCCAGACCCGGCTTGATTCTGGATCTGACAACGCCTTTGTAGTTGTCCACGGTTCGGGGTTTTACGCCGCCCAGATATTCCGCTGTCCAGATATCCAGCCATTGACCAACGGTCATTTTACAGGGAGCCACAAAGGTTCCTGTATCAATGGCAGTTGTTACAGCTTTTAGTTTTTGGGAAACTTCCTTCTGAGTCTTGCCGGTAATGCTTTTCTGAATCTGTTTGCCGGTTCCTGGATCGTGCCCAGTTGTATACCGGGCCTCCCAATAAGTATACTTTTTCCCATTCTTTGTGATTGTCTTTTTGCGGATTGTTCCGGCTCCTGCCGCACTTTTCGCCATTATTCACCTTGCCTTTCCGGGGTAAATCTGCTAAAATAAGAAAAGCGAGAAATGCCCCTGTTGTCCACGGGAGTCTTTCAGCATGACCGCTCAAGAGTTGCCGCTCTTGGGCGGTTTTTTGTTTTTGCCGTTCTGGGTTAGTCCTGGAGCGGCTTTTTTCTAAATTTGTTTGATTCAAGAAGTATATCAGCATGACGGATAACTTCATCTTTTCCCAATGCATTTAGGGCTTGAAAATTGCTTAGTAACCTTCCCTCACGGGTTGAAGCTGATACGGTAATGGGTGTACCGTCTTCTGCAAAGATAGTTACATCACTACCTAAGTTGATAGCAAAGCGGTCATCTAGTTCAGCTGGATGTATATCCAAAACTTGAGCTATTATTTTGACCACCTCTTGAGTTGGTTCGCGTTCTCCTGATTCATACCGCCGAACAGACATAACGGAAATATTAGATTCATTAGCAAGCTGTTGTTGTGTCAAACCTTTCCATTTTCTCTGCTCTTTGATTTTTTCGCCGATTCTGGCCATGGCTTCACCTCCGCATATATCATACCACATCTCTTTGTAAAATGGAACCATTTCGGAACGAATTTTTTTAGTGGCCCCTTGACACGGAACGAAAACGGTGCTATAGTATAAATACCGGAACGAAAACGGAACGAAACAAGGAGGTTAAGTATGCGATTAGATAGGAACAAACTGCAGATTTGTCTTGCACGCAAGAAAATGTGCGCTACTGATCTGCGCAGCTGCGGAATTGGTTGTAATGCTATTACAAAAGCAATGCGCGGTGAACCGGTAACAACCAAGGTAGCAGGTAAAATTGCAGACGCTCTTGGTGTGGATATTTCTGATATCCTTGCAGGCAAGGAGGGTTAAACCATGGCAGAAATTATCAAACCCCAAAAGCTGACCCTGTCTGTCCCCGAAGCGGCGGAGATTATCGGTGTCAGCCCGTCAAAAATGTATGAAGTTGTGAAAATCCAGGGTTTTCCGTGTATCCGATTAGGAAAACGGCTCCTTGTATCCGCTAAGGGGCTGGAAAAATGGATTGAACAGCAAGCAGAGAAAGGATGGTTTATCGAATGAGGACAACTACAAAAATCAATGCGTACGCCTATCCGGTTACGCTGAAGGACAACCGCACCGGCGAGCGCCTGCAGGACACCATTGTCATTCCCAAAGAATGGCTGCAGATTTGTGGATCCGATGGCCTGAATATTTCTGATGATAAATCTATGGTTTTCCGGGCCTACAATGTCCGGGGATATGAAGTCATCGAAATCGGCAAGCGCCGCTCAATTCAGCTTGCCATTGATCTGGAACGGGCATAGGAGGAGAACACACAATGAAGAAGATCATTGCAATGCTGCTGGTGCTGGCAATGGCTCTGTCTCTGGTCGCCTGCGGCGGCGGTGAGAAGACCGAAGCTGCAGCACCTGCCGCTCCCGAGGCTGCTGAAAATGCTGGTCCTCAGGCCATTACCCTGAAGGTCTGGGCTCCCCAGGTCGACCAGGAAACCGAAGAGAGCTGGCTGCCCGTCATGCTGGCCAAGTTCGAAGAAGCTCACCCCGAGTACACCATTACCTGGGACGTGGGTGTCTGCGGTGAAGGCGACGCTGCCGGCATCGTGAAGAATGACCCCTCTGCCGCTGCTGACGTTTACTTCTACGCCAATGACCAGATGGGCACCCTGGTTGAGGCCGGCGCTCTGGCCAAGCTGGGCGGCTCCTACCTGGAGAATGTGAAGGCCAACTTCTCCCAGACTCATGTTGACCTGCTGACCTACACCGACGGCGGTGTTTACGGCTTCCCCACCTCTCCCAATACCTGGTTCATGTGGTACAACAAGTCCATCTTCTCCGAAGAGGACATCAAGAACCTGAACACCATGCTGGAGAAGGGCGTTGTCTCCTTCCCCATGGATAACTCCTGGTACACCGGCGCCTTCTTCTTCGGCGTAGGCGGTACCGTCTTTGGTCCCCAGGGTATCGACGCCGCTGCCGGCATCGACTTCTCCTCCGACCTGTGCACCGAGGCTGCCAAGTTCATGGTCGACATGGCTGCCAACCCCAACTTCATCAACGACGTTGACGGCACCGGTATCGCCGGTATGCTGGACGGTTCCATCGGCGCTATGTTCTCCGGTGACTGGGACGAGCCCAACCTGGCTGCCCTGGGTGAGAACCTGGGCTGCGCTGTTCTGCCCACCTTTACCATGAATGGCACCGACTACCAGATGAAGTCCTTCGCTTCCAACAAGGCTGTCGGCGTTAACCCCAACGCCAAGAACCCCAAGGCTGCCATGCAAATGGCAAAACTCCCGTAGAACTGGCATGGGGCGAAGCTGCTGCCGAAGCAGTCGGCGCAAAGTAAGGAGGTAAAAACATGAAAAAACTATTTTCCCTCCTGATGGCCCTGATGCTGGTCATGAGCCTGGCGGTGCCTGCCTCTGCGACGGCTACCATTCGCCGTAATGGCATCACCGTGTCCCCCGGCAGCGCTTACCACGATACCGACCTCTTTGGCGCGGATTTTAAGAATCTTATGCCCGGTGACAGCGTGGACCAGATCATCCGCATCAATGGCAATTTTTCCCGCTTCTCCGAGGATTCCCTCCGTATCACCATCAAGGGTATCCCTCATGACACCGAGAATCCTCTGAGATACTCCGAAAATCAGGAGCAGATCGAGGGTAAGGACGATACCGATGTGGACAACAATGGTCGAGATGAGACCATTGCCACCATGGAGGCATTCCTTGCTCAGCTGGATATGAAGATCACCAACGTGAAAACCGGCAGAGTTCTTCTGGAAGGTAAGGCCAGCCAGCTGATGAAGTCCGAAACGGTCAAAATCCGCAACGGTCAGAATATCCAGCTGCTGGTGGAACTGGATGTTCCCATCACAATGGGCAATGAATTCGCCCGCCGTGTTGGTGAAATCGACTGGCAGATCACGGTGGAAGCCTTCGACGATCCCAGCGTGGACAACCCCAAAACCGGTGACTATATCATGATGGCTGTGGCTGTCATGGCTGTCTCCGCAGCTGCCCTGATTGTCATTCTGGCAGTTAAGCGCAAGAAGAAAAAGTAATTGTACAGCCCGCCCAAATACGGGCGGGCTGTGTTATCTCCGGGAAAGGAGGTGCCCATGAACGAATCGCAGCGGGTTTTGGAGGATTCAGCAAAGGAAACGATCCTGATGGCTCAGGTTCCGGCACTGCATTTGCCCCGACAGAACGGTCAGAGAAAACAAACTGTTGTGCAGGACCTGTCCTACGACCTGACTGGAAAAGTTTTTGGAGAGTTGACGGTTCTGAAACAGCAGGCCCCCCAGAGATCCGGCGGTGCCTGCTGGCGATGCAGATGCAGTTGTGGAGAACTGTACGATGTGCCTGCAACATTGCTGGTAACCGGACAAAAAACACACTGTGGAGGTCCAGCACATGAGAAGCATTATGCCTACGTGGACATCACCGGGAAAAAGATCAACAGCTTAACGGCACTCTATCCCTTGAAAGAGCGTGGCCCTCAGGGTTCCGTCATGTGGCATTGCCGCTGCGACTGCGGCCGGGAAGTTGATTTATCCTACAATACACTGATATACACCAATCAAAGAAGCTGCGGATGCCAGAAAAAAGAGCATGACCAGAAGTTGAAGACATTTTTGACCCATGTAGCCGGTACTTCTGTTGACATGCTCAAAAGCAAAAAAATCCCCAAGGACAATACCACAGGATATAAAGGTGTATATTTGGTTCGGGGTAAGTATATTGCCAAGATCGTCTTTCAGAAAAAGCAATATTTTCTGGGAACCTATGAAAACATAGAGGACGCTGCAAATGCTCGCAGAGAAGCAGAGGAAGTGCTGTTCGACGGTGTAGCGGAACATTACAGGAAATGGAAAGAACGGGCCGATGCTGATTCAGGATGGGCACGGGAGAACCCTGTAGAAGTGATCGTTGACCAGAATGGTGATAAGAGATTGTCCGTTACCTTTCTGCCTGCACTGTAGGACCGATTTAGATTCTGATTTGAAATGTTGCCGATATGGGCAATAATTCAATCGATAACAGCAGAGTTCGGGAAGAGACGGACATATTATCACAATAAGATGCACCAAAAAGGAATTTCCAGTCACTGGGGTGAGAGGAAATTCCTTTTTTGTATTTTTATGGAATCGGTACTACATATTTTTGGTGCTTTGGCGATACTCCATGGGAGTGGCTGCCTGGGTTCTGCGGAACACCTGGGAGAAATAACTCAGGGAGGAGAATCCCAGCAGCTGAGAGATTTGGGACATGGAGAGGTCGGTTTCAGCCAGAAGGTACTTACTTTCCTCGATGCGTCGGGTGATCATATAATTGATGGGGGAGACTCCGTACTCCCGTTTGAAGGCGTGGGACAGATAGTACTTATTCATATGAGCTTCCTCAGCCAGAAGTTCTAAGGTCAGTGTCTCCTTGAAGTGCAGATCAATGTATCGTTTCACGGCGGCACACTGGCGGTTACCGGAGCCAATCTGAGGATCCGTGGGGACGGCAAGAGCGGTATTGCGCATGAGGCGAATAATGAGGATCTCCATGTAGGCCTGGCAGACATCTTCGTAGCCTGTGTTTTTCTGCTCCATTTCCCGGAGAATGTTTCGTAAACAGCCGGATACTTCCACACTTTCAAAATGATCCAGAATATTGAATTGTCCGTTGGAAGTATCACTGCCTACCAGCTGGATTCCATCAATACCAAGGACGATGTATTCCAGCGGCTGTGCATTGAGGCTGACTTCCGTGTGGACAACATTGGGATTGATAATTACAAGATTATTCACATCGACCGGGTAGAGCTGTTCTTCGATCAGAAACTGTCCTTTGCCTCCTACAATAAAAAACAATTCCAGATGATTATGGGTATGCGGTACTGAATGCCAGTCACCGCCATATCTGGCGCTGGCTACATTCAGCAATTTTGCAGTACCGCGAATGGTAAAGCCCTGTTCCCGGTCCAGGCTGTAGTGGTTTCTGCTCATATAAAATCCCCAAATTGATCAATTATTTTAGATATATTGATATTATATTTTGAATTCTTGTTTTTTGCAATACCAATTATTTGATTTGAAACAGAAAAGGATATAGAGAAATACTTGATTTTGCACAATGTTATGCGAAATGCACAATTTACCTATGTGCAAATTGAACGAAATGCTGAAATTGCTCTGGGAGCAATATCTATAAAAAATAGCGCAATATCCAACTTGAGAAAGCCAGGATATTCTGTATACTTAAGATAAGTGGAAGAAGGCTTTCACAAAAACTAAATATTATGGAGGAATCACAAATGAAGAAGATTATTGCACTTCTGCTGGCTATGGCTATGGTTCTGTCTCTGGCTGCCTGCGGCGGCTCTTCCGAGAGCACTGCTACTGAGGCTCCCAAGGCCGATGCTCCTGCCGCTGAGGCTCCTGCTGCTGAAGCTGTTACCATCAAGGTCGCCGCCATTGAGACCGCTTACGGCTCTCAGGTTTGGGCTGACGTTGCTGCCGCTTTCGAAGCTGAGACCGGCATCAAGGTTGAGCTGACCACCGACAAGAACCTGGAAGACGTTCTGACTGGCCCCATGCAGAATGGCGAATACCCCGACGTTGTTCACCTGGCTACCGGCCGTCCCGCCGGTCTGACTGAGCAGCTGGTCAAGGCCAATGCTCTGCACCCCCTGACCAACGCCCTGTCCCTGACCATCCCCGGC